GCCTGAATGAATCGGGCCTTTGCATCATACTCAGTCGCCTCCCGCTTCAGACGCTCCATCTCATTCTGGCGCCGCATCTCATACGCTTCCAGACGCTTCCCATAATAGGCCTCCATGATTGCGCCCACGCAGTTATACTTGACGATATTGGAGTTCGTATCAAAGCACACCATATTACTCGTGCGCACCGTGCTCGTCAGATGAAACCGCTTCTCAAACTCCTGCGGATTGGCCTGAATGTCGTCGTAGTAGTCCGCATCCGGATACAGGTCAAATCGCACCTCCACGTGATTATACAGGTCATCAAACGTCTTCAGAAGCGGCTTGCCATCCTCCGTCTTATAGGCCGCCGACTCCGTGTTCGTACACATCTCGTCCAAGAACGCCTTGTAGTCGTGAGTCCAGGTTCCAATGGGCAACTCCGTCACAGTCACACACTTCTTCTCGTCATTCAGAGTGTAAATGCCCTTCGTGAGCCAGACTCCGTCGCTGACCTGGTGAATGGGTCCCTTGAAGCCCAGCCACCACGGCCTGAGCGCAATATTGTCCAGCGTCGCCCGCCGTCCGTCCAAGCGGTCATTCAGAAGCCCAACGACCTCCTCGGGGTCGTGCGGCGGAATGTCCGTACTGAAACCCGTCCCAATACCAATACTCCCATTGATGACAAGGAGCGGCACAACAGGATAGTAATACTTCGGCTCCACGGAAACTCCGTCGTCATCAATATAGTCCAGAATCGCCGAATCCTCCTTGCGGAAGATGTAGTCCGTGATGCCCTCCAAGCAAGTATGGATATACCTCGGCGACGCCGCGTCCTTGCCGCCCAGAAGCCTCGTGCCGAACTGCCCAATCGGCGTCAACAGATTCACCGTATTTGCGCCGACGAAGGTCTGCGCCATCGCCGTAATGGCCGCATTCAAAGACGCCTCGCCGTGGTGATAGGCCGCGTGCTCCGACACGTAGCCCGCCAGTTGCGCCACACGAATCTCTGAGCGCAACGAACGCTTGAAACACGCAAAGAGAATCTTGCGGAGTGAGGGTTTCAGGCCGTCCATAATAGACGGCAGCGACCGAATGTTGTCCGCATTGCTATAATGAATCAGCTCGTCGTGAATGAACTGCGAATAGCCCGTCGCCCCACCAGGACCCGAGACAAGTTGCCTCGCAGGGTCATAGCGAGAGAGCCAGTCCTTTCGGTCGTCTGCGCGCTTCTTGGAGAAGGCGAGGGAAATGCTCTCGTCCGTCTTGTCATCCCAGACATACTTAATCTCGTGGATGTTCCGAAACCACTCTTGGGCCTCCACCTCCGTACTCGTACCCAACCCCTTATAATACTTCAGGTGCCAGCCCGCCGCGGAGCCACCGTGAGCCGCCTTCCAAATATCAAACTCCGCCGCCGAATAGAACGCAACCGTCTCAGAGCGCCTCGTGGCCTTCAGAAGTGGCGTTGCCAGCGAGCAGAGAAATCCGGACTGCATGAGCGACGGCCACTCGGTGTGAAAGAGATTCATCAGAAGCCCCTTGATATGCGACCCGTCCAAATCCTGGTCGGCCATCACCATAACTCGCCCATATCGGAGCGTCTTCAGGTCCTTATAGACCTTGCCCTGCTCCAGCCCCAGAATCTTCTTGATGGCCGTCAGCTCCTCATTCTTTGCGAACTTGTCCGCCGACACGTCCCGCACATTGAGGAGCTTGCCCCGAAGAGGAAAGACGCCCCAGGACTCGCGCCCAACGACGGCGAGACCCGCAATCGCCGACGAGGCGGCCGAATCTCCCTCCGTGAGAATCAGCGTACAGGTCGCCGACTTGGCCGTGCCCGCCTGAAGCGCATCCACGAGCTTCGGCATTCCACGCAGAGTGCGCTTCTTGGACCCATCCGTCTTCTTCACGTCCTTATTGGCCTTCGCATCCATAATGGCCGCAGCCTCATCCAGGAGTCCCATCTTCACGAGCCCCGTCACGACCTTCCCAGTCGTCTTGAAGGCGGACCCGAACTTGGAGGCCGGCGTCGTCAGCGTCTCCTTCGTCTGGGAATCAAAGGACGGATTCGTAATCGTCGCATTCACAAAGAACACGACGGAATCCTTTAGTTGGCCAGGCTTAATCGGAATCTTCTTTTTTGCGGCGAGCTCGCAGAAATCGCCAATGACCGTCTTCGTCACCGTGTCCATGTGCTTCCCCCCCTTCCGAGTATTGATGCCGTTCACGAACGACACGTGGCGCTCGTCGGGCACGGAGTCCTCCTCGAACAACTGCTTCGCCATCACGGCGGCCACCTCCCACCGCTCCGAGCACCGCTCATACGCCACGGACGCCTCGTCACGCACAAAGAGCTTCACGAACTTCTCAAAGGTGTTCGTGGGGACCACGGACCCGTTGAGACTCACCCTCACATCCTTTCCTGCGACTGCTGCCAATTCCACTACGCGGGTGTGGAGGACCTTCACGGTGCTCTCCACATCCAGACCAGGAAAGCGAGAGAGGTCCGGCGTGTACTCAATACTCACGAACCCCTTTTGGCTCGCATCCTTCTTGACGGACGCCTTACTACACTTGGACATATTGTCCGTCCACGTCTGCGAATACTTGAGCCCGTGCTTCACACTCCGAGTCTCCACCGTAAAGGCCGTGCTGAAGATGTTCGTCAGCTTCGCCCCATAGCCATTCTTGCCACCCACAATCTTCTCCTCGCCCTTGGCGTAATTCCCGCTCGTCAGAAGTTGACCAAAGATGAGCTCGGGCGCATAGACCTTGTACTCGGGGTGCATCTCCACAGGTATACCGTCGCCATCATTCTCCACTTTCACAGTGAACGTGGGCTCCGTAGCCACGGTAATATGGATGTGCTTCACAGGCGTCCTACCGGCCTCCGTGACACTCCGCACCAGCGCGTCTCTCGCATTTACAAGGATTTCATCAAACAACTTGTAAAAGCCAGGATTGAATGCGGTCTGGCGAAAGACCATCTTTGACGCCGCCGCATCCCAAATCCACCGCGACTCTGTGTGCGTGTCCGTGGAGCCGATATAGGTATCAGGCAGCTCCAGAATGTGCTCACGATGCGTATGGCGTTTATAGTTAGCAGCGTCCATTTTCTGGTAAGGGGGGAGGCTTGGTCTTCGCTCAAATTTTGTTCGTCGGCGTTTCTAAAATGGCCGCGTGAGGAAATACGACCTTACAGACTTTCGCATCATTCCATCCGCCCACGCAAGTCCATATACCGTTCTCATACTCTGCGCTCCCAATATAAAACAGATTCATTCCAAGTGCCTCTCGGCTTAAGAATGTGGGCTCAAATATCCGAACAATACGGAATGTCCTCGGCTCAAAAACGACCGCAATAATAGACGGAAATCCGCTATGGTTAATAAAACGCCCGAACGCCCACCAGACCCCGTCCACCATTTTCGGACACGTTCCGCCGTGTAATCTCCCCTTATATTCCATCGGAAACTCCTGCTCATAGACTTTGGTCGCCTCATCATGGTCAACTCTTAGAATGGTCCACGGCCTATAGGAATATATTGCGAATAAGTCGGCCCCCTCCTGGAAAAAACCCCAGTTCTTTTCGGGTCCCATCTCCAGATTTTTCCCGTATTTTGGAATAATATGTAGACCGAAATCCGGATACACGGAGCAATATCCGAGTCCTTGTTTCGTTGGAACATCCGTTGTATAATTCTCAATCACAGAGAATGTAGAGTAGATACAATCCTTATACAGAAATAGTCTCGGGTCCTCATATATTGTAGAGCCTGTTTGACCAGGATTCAATATTTTTATTCGCCGAGTATCGCTTGCGTCTACCGCAACTGTCGACGATTCCCCCCATTTTTCATCCGCTACACGAATAACAATGATATGGTCCAATTTCGACCCGTTGAAACAGATGAAATTTTGCTCTATGGCTGGAAAGTCGTAGAAAGTAAGCGCAACCTTGTCTAAACATTTGAGCCGTGGCTGGCTTATCCATATTCCCTGATGAACAGGATGGAAGCTGCGCCCGTCTTCTTCTGGAACTGGAAAAAGAGTCAAGAAGTACTCTACACCCTTGCTTCTACCCATTTCATATGTGGTCGCATTTGAGCAAAACATAAGCGTCTTGCTCGTAATCTCCTCAGAGGGTCCATGCGTTTCTAATACGTATGCCCACGCTGGATTCACATCATACCATGATGTAAATCCTGCTTCAAATAGCCATGCGAGGTGTGTCTGGCACGTATGTAATATTCGTATTTGAACGGAGGACATTTCTATTCGAGTATTTTTGAATATCCTTAAGCAAGGCCCGCAAAAAAGGCCCGTACCTCCGCATTCCGTATGAAATCCCGCATCTTGAACACCGTCTTCTTCACGAACGGATTGTTCTCGTGCTCGCGCATCGCAATCTTATTATACGTATTTTCGGCGTGTGCGAAAACCAGCATCACCTTTCTCGGGTCCAGTTGAATCATCGGATTCCTGTACTCCTCCAAGAAGGACTTCTCCTCGGCGTGCGTCACCGTCTCATCGTAGGCGTGCGCAAGCGCGTAGGACCGGCGCCAAGCCATCGTGCCGTTCGTCGCGTGATTCTGGTGATACGGGCCCAGTTTATAAATCGTCTTGATGTCCGTATAATACATGTAGACCTCCGACGAACCTGCGAGCTCGAAACCCGGATTCTGCTGGAATTTCCGGACCACATGCGCGACTCGCTCAGGCGGATAATAGTCATCGTCATCCATTGCTACGATGATATCACCCTTGGCCTCCAAATTCAGCCGATTCCGTTTGGCCCCAATAGTCATCTTCGTCGTTTCCCGAATGTATCGGAGCATCGGTAGTTTATGGGCGTACTCCTTGAAAATGTCCTCCACAGGGTCAGACCCGTCGTCCAGAACAATCCACTCCACGCGGTCCTTGGGATACGTCTGCTCCAAGAAACACTTTATCGTGGTCGGGATAAATTTCCTCCGATTATATGTCGGTGTAATTACGGACACAAATGGAAGATGTCCCATTACTCTATGTATTTTATTGTTGTGATGTTTAGACCTCTGGTTATTTAGATAGAGGAGAAATCTCGTCAAAAAATACAAATGTGTATAAAAATGCGATGAATAATATGAGCGATATAAACCGGAGAAGAACTCTGCCCCGTTCAAGTATTATAAGGTTGTCTGTAGCGGGATTTGGTTTCTTATAATTAAATACATAGTACCATTCAACAATCGTTTCCTTCGCCCATATTGGAAACAATGCTGAGAAAACAGGAGGATTTATGCTACCATACAGAAGAAATACTGGATAGAATAAATATGCTAAAAATGAGTAAAATATCCTATAAATGTAGAAACTTGGCGAGCTTTCTGGAACTCTCGGACTCGGACTGAGGCAAAGGGTATTTAATAAAATAACGATTGCGAAAAATGGCCCCACAACATACAGTATCAATACCAAATAATAATTCATGGCTCCAACAGTGGTCGCAAATAGTGAATTATAGCCCAACGGGTTCTGGTATACAAGTTTCCGCTTTCGTTCATCCAACTTAATCATTTTTCCACGCAATTCCGCGATTTTATTATTCAATTCGCCTAGTTCTAATGACGGTGCTACAGCAGTGTATTGCTGTACTTGTCCTAATAGTGCTTTGTATTCATTAACTATTTGGGATTTTTCAACTACTTGGTATTTTGCATCTGACCCTAATGAGCCAGAACTATCCGCTCCCAATTCAAACAGTGACCGTTGAATTGCTTGACCAATGCTGTTTAATTGCGACACGGATTGATTGCGCGCGAGTGATATTAGAGGGTTATTCGTAGTGGCTGCCTGAACAAAGGTGTCGGGCGACATAAAGGCAGAGCTGCCCGTATTCATCACATTTGTTAAATTTAGACTCTGTCCAGGTGACATAGCTGACATACCAGCCCCCATCCCTCTCTACAGTATCATAATCATTTCGTGCGCCCCTTAGAGGACGTATTTGGGCGCACCGGACCCTGAAGCAATTACCAGGAAATTCAGAGTCTCCACATACAGGTCCACATTATATCCGTAATTCGCCCCCGGAAATAGGGGGTTAAAGGCAATTTCTACCTGGAATTTCGTAACTCTGCTGGAATTGATGGAGCCGGATGGCTGAATTTTGGAACTCGTGAGGGCCCAAGTGTAAATTGGAATTTCGGCGTTCGCGCTCCCCGTGGTGTATCGGAATGGGTAAATTTTCGTGAGAAAGTCGTAGGGTTTCTGTTCCTGAATTTCGTTGCCGTTACATAAAATTCGTAGAGCCTGAATTATACCCCGCTGTGAATTTGCTACGACGAGCCCACTCGCATTGTAATTCCTGACTCCTGTAAGTGCGCCAGGGTCCCACGGAGCGTAGGGATACGTGGACCAATTCGTGAAATTTGTGAATTCATTTCGTCTGTCCCAATCCGTCCGTCTAGTAATAAAAATGAACCGAGTAATGGTGCTGGACATTTCCAATTGCTCCGTGACAGTATTCACCGGAAATTCATAAGAGGAGGAGAGAGGTGTAAGACGCAATTGCGGGAGAACGTAGGTGAGTGGTCTCGTCGCAAAGGTCGTTCGTTCGTCGTCGGAAAGATAGACGAAGGTACACTGAATTCTCGGATTGAAATTCGGCCATGTAAGCGGTCCTGTCGTACCCGTAGGTGCTAAGAAATACTGGATGGTCGTATTTGCACTAGTTGTGGTCGCTTCATAAACAGGGTTATTGTTGATATTGGACAGCGTCTTCCAATTCGGAGAGACCCGATAGCCGCCAGAGTCCAGAATGGTATAGAGTCGTTGGACCGGGTTCAAATTCAGGACGACTTCGCACTCTTGATTCTGCAGAGCAACGAGAGGAAGAGCCTGAGAGGTTGCATCCGTGAACCAGAAATTCAGAGGGACGTGAATTGTCTGTCCGTAGATGCTTGGACGACTCGCCGCAGGAGTGATACTCGCCGTAATTTGCTGGGAGGGTATTGTTGCGGGAGTAAGCAAATAATAGGCCGCGTTCTGGACAATAATTCCAGCAATTGTGTTGGAATACTCTTTGCCGTCTGTTCCAATGTATTTGAATTTCAGGCCCGTATAAATCAGGCCCGTAACATTTGTGACATTTAAAATGGTATTTGTGGTCGTCTGGCTGCTGCCCGTAAATACCACCGTGGATTCCGCCGGCTGAGGAACAACCGTAGGATAATTATTTCCTTGGAGGTAATTCGCAGCATAGGCGCCTGACTGCGGAGTCGTCAATTCAGGAGTATTTCCAACCATTATATTCCACTTATCCAGAGTCGCCGTGTCATATTCCAGCTGCGCCTTCGCGTACAAGTATGTCCCATCTATTCGCTGAATACTCTGGCCGCCAATGAAGAATTCGGCGGAATTTATAATGGCCGCTCCAACTGCTCTGACCCACTGGAAGTTGTATTCGTGCGCTCTGCCTACAGGACTACCGAGTGCCGCAGTAACGGCATTACTGTAAATATCCGGAAGTTCAAAACTGAATATCATATCGGACAAGAGGTCACCTATTCGCTGTATTTTTGCTCGGAGTTGTATGGGATTCGTGTCGGTGAGTGTTTGCGGGCCGTCTAGCGCGATGGACACGTTTTCCATAGAAAAGTGCGAGTAGCGCTTGAATATCTTATAGTAATACGTCATTTGCGGATTGCCGCTCAGAATCACATTCTGAGTTCCATATGTGACAAGAACAAGTAGACCACCACCTGTCATTCTATCCTATCTGGAATGGTGCTTTTAGGTTGTGTAGTCTAGTACTAAAGTTAAGTACTCCCCATAGATAAGGCCACTCTGTGGCCTTATGATATTGGAGTTACTTAATCTTT